CCTAAGATAATATATTGATCAAAATCTTCAATACCTTCAAGATGTGCACAATAGTGTACAACAAGATGGTGAGTTAAAGTGAAAACAGCCCAAGAAGAATAAGTACCCATTGGTTGACCTGTTGAATATTTAACAGTTCCACCATTGGGAGTAGTAAACTTCCTATTTGATAATAAATAACTTCAACTATGAGCGAATTTTTCATTAAAAATTCTGACTAATAGTCTACGTTGTAAATCAATAGGAAATCGATCAGTTGCACTAGATAAATCTAATGATCAAAACGAATGTTCATTTTCCTTCCATTTATGCATTGGATCTTGAGTAAAAGTTCTATCGCAAGTATTAAAACTGCTACGTAACATAAACAAAATTATGTTGTGTATTGGTTTTAAAAATAACTGAGTATAATAGTCAGAAATGGCTATTATCCTCAATTTTGCTTCAGGATCTTTTACATAACTAAGTACTCCATTAGTCTTAGACTTTTGGGCGTACAAGTTATTATCCCATGCATACTTATAGGATCTAGAAAAGAAATCCGCTCCTGCTTCATCAGTAATATTAAAAATACTTTGCATCTCTTCATAACTATATTGTAATAGATTATGATAAGATGTTAATGTAGCTGGACCATCAGGTCCTGCTTTCATTGATAAGTATAATATTGCCTTTGAAAATACAGGAGGATTCCGTTTCAATGAATGTTTCTTAACAAATTTGTTGATAAACCCACCAGGTATAATATAATCCCCTTTTGGAGGATCTGTTATACTGGAAAAGTTAGGTTCAACCTTCTCTCATTCATTCTTATTAAGAATAAATGATCGACTAAAATTTAAAATTGTTAAAACAAATTTTAAATTAGAGGTTATACCACTATCAGCAAAAGTTTTAAGAAATAAAAGCTTTTTTGGTCATCCATCTTTAGTTAATCCAATACTCATAGTATTAGAAAGTAAAGGCTTTCCACATATGTACCTTGTACAATGTAGACGCATTTGTTTATAATACTTTATAGTATGGATTATACCTCAATCTTTAATTCATTTAAATAAATTAGAGACAAAGGGTCTAAAGAATTTTAATTCAATATGTGGAAATATTAACATTAAAAGTCTTTTTAAAACTTTTATATGTAAATTTTTCATATGTAGATTAAAGTAGATTTGTTATAGTAGAATAACTACGAACCTAAGAATTAGT